GCTCCCGTGTTCCGGTCGCCGTCGTGTTCCAGCGCAGGATCACGCGGCGACGCTGGTGGCACCTCTTCACGGGCGACACCTGGGCTCACTGCTGGATGGTGGTGGCGTGTCCGTTCCCGGAGCCCGGCCTGATGGCCGATTACTACACGCTTAAGGTTGACCCACTGCCCTCGAGGCTGCACGTCGACATGGTCTGGGCGGCCCCCATTGATGTGCTGGCAGCCCTCCTCGAGCGTGACGAGGTGACCGACGTCGTGGAGCTGACACTCGACATCGGCGTGAACGAGATCCACTGCCCTCGAGCAAGCCTGACGTGTGTGTCTGTTGCTAAAGCGATTATGGGAGTATGGTGGCCGCTCATCATTACCCCGCGCCAGCTACATCGGAAGCTCCTGGCGCTGGGGGCAAGCTCTGTGAGGGGATATGGCTGACACCGTCAAGAACATCTTTAACCCACCGAAACCGAAGGGGCCTGACCCCGAGCTGATCGCTGCGCAGCGGCGACAGCAGGAGCGCCTCGACAGCAGGGATGCGGAGGAAGAGCGCAAGCGCAAGGCTCGCGAGAAGGTTCTCGCGGCCAGGAGCCAGGGCGCACAGAACCTCTTTGACACCGAGACCGGTGTCGAGACGACCACACTGGGTGGCTGACATGGCAAAGAAGAACGCTCCGGTCAATCTCAAGAAACTGATTGCCCGCGCCGAGGCGGCCTGGCAACGCAAGCTGCAGTGGCAGGGCATCCTCGACGATGCCTATGAGTTCTGCCTGCCCATGCGAAACCGCTATAGCGACAAGACCGAGGGCAGCCAGAAGCTCGACCGGGTGTTCGACGGCACGGCCATCGAGGCGGTGCAGCGTTTCGCGTCGCGGTTCCAGTCACAGCTCACGCCACCGTTCCAGACATGGGCGGTTCTGAGCGATGGGCCTCTGGTCCCCCAGGAAAAGAAGGAGCAGGTTCGCACCCAGCTCCAGACCATCAACAAGCAGCTCTTCGCTGCGATCCACGCCAGCAACTTCGACCACATGATCGGCGAGGTCTATCTCGAGGGAGCAATCTCGACGGCTGGCATGCTGATCCTCGAGGGCGACGACAGCTCGCCGCTCCTCATGCAGGCCGTTCCCAACTACCAGTTCGCGACCGACGACGGCCCGATGGGTTCCGTCGATGGTGCGTTCCGGCGATGGGAGGCACCGGTCAGGGAGATCGAGGAGACGTGGACAGACGCCGAGCTGCCCGAGGATCTCGCGAGGATCGGACGCGACACGCCCGAGCAGAAGGTCAAGCTCGAGGAGGGGACGTTCTACGACAGCCGGGCGAAGAAGTACGCCTACGTCGTCTGGTGGAAGGGCGGCGCGAAGGCCGAGCCCCACAAGATTGTCGAGCGGTGGTACAACGAACATCCCTGGGTGTTCTTCCGCTGGACCAAGGTGGCTGGCGAGGCGATGGCTCGAGGCCCGGCGCTCTACGTCCTGCCCGACATCAAGACGCTAAACAAGGTCAAGGAGCTGGTTCTCAAGAACGCGTCGCTGTCTGTGGCAGGCGTGTGGACCGCCGTCGACGATGGCGTCATCAACCCCGACACGATCCAGATCACGCCCGGTGCCGTTGTCGAGATCGGGGCGCAGGGTAACCTCCAGGCGCTCCAGACCGGCGGCCGCTTCGACGTCTCGCAGTTCATCATCGATGACCTGCAGATGACGATCAAACGAGCCCTTTTCGACAACCAGCTCCCGCCCGACGCAGGGCCGGTGCGCTCGCCGACCGAGATCATGGAGCGGGTGAAGGAGCTGCAGGAGGAAACCGGCGCACCATTCGGTCGGATCTCGCATGAGTTCATCCGCCCACTGCTCCAGCGATGCCTCAACATCCTGGTGCGCAAGGGCATCATCCAGATCCCCGGCGCGGATCCCGCAGCCCCGACGCCCGAGCTGAAGATCGACGGCCTGTCGGTCGCCATCGAGATCACGTCGCCGCTCGCTCGTGTGCAGCAGATGAACGACGTGGACGGCGTGGTCAACTGGCTGCAGATCTCGTCGTTCGCCGGGCAGGAGGCGGTGATGGGATCCGTCAAGGTCGAGGACATCCCGCCGTGGTTTGCCGACAAGCTGGGCATTGACCTCAAGCTCGTTCGCAGCGAAAGTGAACGGGCCGAGCTGCAGAAGGCCATGGCCCAGATGATGGCCCAGCAGCAGATGGCCCAGCAGGCTCCGCAGCAGGGGCAGTAACAGGAGGGAACATGCCAGTTTTCAGTGAGAACGGATGGTCTGGGCTTGAGGCAGCCCGACCGGACAAAACCGACGTTGATGAACGCCGCGACCTGGACCGCGACATCCTCGGAGCCTTCACCACGCCCCGAGGTCGCCGCGTCCTGCAGTGGCTGCGCGACGTCACCATCGAAGCATCGGGGCCGCACCCCACACTGACCGGTATCGGGCTGGAGTTTCGTGACCAGCTCGTCTACCGGGAAGGTCAGCGGGATCTGGTGCGGGACATCGAGAAGCGCATGGAACGCGCGAAGGAGGAACGATGAGTGCTGACCTGACTTTAGAAGAGGTGGTTGCGGGCCTGGACCCAGACGTCGAGGCGCACTGGACCAAGACCGGCCTACCCAACCTCAATGCGGTCAAGGAGATCCTCGGCCGGGCGGTGAGCCGAAAGGACATCGACGACAAGGGTCTGGCCGACTGGACGCAGGGCAAGGCCGCTGACGCAAAGCGGAAGGCGAAGGAGGAGGCCGAGGCCACCGTCCAGATCTCGAGCCCGGTGCACGAGGTGACCCCTGGGCCGGTCGAGCCCGAGCCCCTGGAGCGCACACCCCTCAAGGACGCGGTCGATATTGTGATTGCTGCGGGCGTCCCCGGATCCGAGGTCGAGCTGCGCGAGGCCGCCTCATACCTCAAGCTCTGGAGGGCAAAGCATGCCTGACGACAACAACGACGGCCTCATGGGCGTGGCTGGCGACGAACAGCAGACGACGACGAACACCGAGCAGGAGGCCGCGTCTGAGCCGAGAGACGATGGCAAGCCGACGCGTCCCGACTGGGCGCCCGAGCAATTCTGGAACGCCGAGAAGAACGAGCTGAACGGCGAGAAGCTGGCGAAGAGCTACAACGACCTGCGGGCTGAGTTCAACAAGGGCAGGAAGGGCCTGGGCAAGACGCCCGACAGCCCTGATGGCTACCTCGAGGACTTCAAGATCGAGCGGGAGCGCGGCGAGGGTGACGACAAGAAGACCCTCGAGCGGATCCGCGAGGTGGCTGGCGACGACCCCGCACTCCTGGCGTTTGCCGAGGTTGCCCACAAGAACGGCCTGACCGACAAGCAGTTCAAGTCCCTGGTCTCCGATGCGATGTTCGCCTTCGACGGCCTCATGCCAGAGCCATTTGATCTCGACCGGGAGATCGAGGCGCTGGGCATGCCGACGATTGACGACGCCAAGAACCTGATCGCGACCAACAAGAACTGGCTCGACCGCATGCATGCCGACGGCACCCTGAACGAGGACCAGTATCTTGCCGCACGTCAGATGGGCATGTCGGCGCTTGGCCTGCAAACCCTCAACGCCCTGCGTGAGCAGGCCGGAGAGAAGCCGATCCCGACCAACACCATGCGCTCGAACGGCGGCATGAAAACCAGGGCCGAGCTGGCGGAAATGATGAAGGATCCGCGCTACAGCGAGGACAGCCCCATCGGCGAGCAGTACCGCGACGAGGTGTCTCGCGGCTTCGTGGCTCTCACGGGAGGTCAATGACAATCTTGCGCCCGGCACACGTCAGGCGTATAAGCAAGGTGCTGGTGGCCCCCCAAAGGCTTTAGCACCCAGGGGGCGGGGTTTGGGTTCCCTCCTGTGCCTCGCCCCCGCCCACTGCGGCTCGCCCTTGCGCGGCAACCACCAGAAGGCCCACCAGAGCCTCTAATCTGGAGCAGACGACCCATCTGCCTCGGCAATCAGGGCGACGTCCTGACCCAGACATAGGCAACGGCAATCGTTCGGCGATGAACCCATCATCAACCGGAGAGATTGACCCATGTCAAAGCAACTCACCGACGCAGCGGTCGCCCAGTTCGACACCGAAGTGAAACACGAGTACCAGGGTATGGAGATGCTCCGCCCCACGGCTCGCGTTCGCACGGGTGTTGTCGGCTCGACGCACCGTTTCCCCAAAATGGGGAAGGGTATGGCAACGCCCCGCGTCCCTCAGACGGACGTCGTCCCGATGAACATTGCCCACACGAACCGCACGGCCACCCTCGAGGACTGGAACGCCCCCGAGTACACCGACATCTTCGACCAGCAGAAGGTCAACTACAGCGAGCGCCAGCAGCTCGCCATGGTGATCGCTGGTGCGATTGGCCGTCGCTGCGATCAGCTCATCATCGATGCCCTTGATGCGGCCTCGACGAGCCTGACCGTTGCAACGTCCGTCGGCGGTTCCAACACCGGCTTGAACGTGGCGAAGCTCCGCCGCGCCAAGCAGCTCCTCGACACGAACGGCGTCCCTGCGAAGGATCGCGCCATGGTGGCTCATACCATTGGCAATGAGCAGCTCCTCGGCGAGACCGAGGTCACCAGTGCGGACTACAATTCGGTCCGCGCTCTCACGTCGGGCGAGATCAACACGTTCCTCGGCTTCACGTTCTACTTCGTTGAAGATCGTGACGAGGGCGGCCTCACCCTGTCCACGAACACGCGCACCAACTTCGCCTTCCACGGCGGTGCCATGGGTGCAATCGGCCTCGCGGTCGGTATCGAGTTCAGCACCAGCGTGGACTGGATCCCCGAGAAAACCTCGTGGCTGGCAAACGGCATCTTTTCTGCAGGCGCGATTGACATCGACGCAGGCGGCATCGTTGACGTTTCCACCTACGAAGCATAGGAGGACACGCTCATGGCTCTCGATAAAACCAAGCTCAATCCCGGTGGT